GGAACTTTTCGTATGCACTGTAGAGCGGAACTGCCACCAGCATTGTGCCGCCTTCCCTCAAGACTCTACTCCAGTTTTGCAAAGCAACTTCTGGATCGTTCAAATGCTCCATACAATGAGCACTTACTATACAATCAAACGACTTGTCATTAATGCCAGTCAGATATTGAGCGTCACCATCCGGCAAATCCCAACCTCGAACGGTTGATGGTGGATCAAGTTTGATGGCATCTGGACCACAGCCAATATCAAGCACATTGCCTTTGATAAACTGATAGTCACCATGCCTGATTCGGCACTTGTGGCTCTTGGTCATTTCATCCATATTGATTATTACTTAGCTGCACTGACTTTAGCGCCCATGCCTACACGGGATTTCTCGCGCATCTTGGTCTGAACCTTATTGCGCCCCAATTCGCTAGCCGTTTTAGGCGTATCAGATGAAACACGCTTTGTTGGACGGCAATACTCGTTATCGCCACCTGATCCGCAAGGTTTGCCTGTGCGTTGGTCTTTCCAGTTCTCTTTCTCCCATCGTTTGAGATTAGAACCAGCTTCAGTCTTGCGTACATTGCCACTTTCCTTGCGGCACTTGGCAATAGCTTGAGAAGCGCGAGCCGATGGAAATACATCGTAGCTGGCTTTGACCTTTTTGTAGCAGGAGTCTTTCATGGTAGATTGAGATTATGTTTTCCGATTTCTGTCAGGCATTTGACCAGGAGAATGCAAAGCAGGATGACTGACATCCAGAAAGTTTCAGTATTCATGTTTACTTCTTTTTCACGTTTTTATTAACTTTTTGTTTCAATTTCGTTAAAAACGGCGTTAATTGTTACAATTCCAAGGCTTTTATTTGGATTGATTTCTTTGTTGTAAACATTGGTCCATTTCGCATCAGCCGAAACAATGCGTTCCAATCCGTTCTTTTTTGCCTCAAGCGAAATAGCGCGGCACATATCAATAACCACTCGTTCAAGGTTATGTGAAATACTATCACCACAACGCGCATCCTCTATGCAAAAAAAATGCGAAATGCTGGATGTTTTGAAATCTGATTTACATAGTGGTGTCGCCACTGGAATACCAATATACTCAATCAAATTGTATTGACCAAGAAGTTCTACAATTTGCTTTTCTACTTCAGTTAGGTTTTCGGTTTCCATGGTGTTACTTCTTCTTTACACTTTTATCAGCTTGGCAACCCCATTTGCGGCGCGACAGGCTGTTCGGAGAATTGGAATCAGAGCGCCAGTCGCCAGCGATATTGTTGCTACGAGCACAGTAGGCATCGGCTCGTTTGCTGCCAATTGGGCCAATCTTGCTGCCCTTTTGACCGTATTTCACCGTCTTTTCACGGCCTGTGTCTGGGTTCTTGACTGTTTTGGAGAACTTCTTTTCCATAGGTGCGGATAGTTTATGCTGTTTCTTGGGTGGTGGCAAGGGTGGATTTAGGAATTCAAGACAAACCTTGGAATAAGTTGGCATCTTAAGCTGCCTTAATCTGATCTTTTGACACAAAAATCTTGAGTCTGAAATACCCCTTATTGCACAGTGGGTTTTGCTCATGGTCATATACATTTATCCAGAATATTTTAGCTCCTACTATTTGTGAAATTCCGTTTTCAATCAATGTGGATCGGGCAGCGTCCATCATTCCTTCAATATAATCACGCACAAACCTTTCGGTAGCATCTTCTATGCAAAAAACAAAGTTGTCTTTCGGAAAAATACAAAAGGCAAGCTCAATGAAGGAGACAGTAGGAATCCCAATCATCTCTACAAGATCGTAAGACTCCGCAATTTTAATTATTTGTTCATCATTCATATTTACTGATCAGATTTGGAAAGTTTACGCGATTCAACAACTCGCTTCCTGCTTAAATCTACCATTACTAAGCCATCGGAGCGAACAGAAAAGAAGCGATTCTCTGGTATCTTGAACTTCTCACGAATAATGGCTGATGGCTTATCGTGATCTGAGCGAAAATCGGATATTGCCTTGTTATAAGCGGCGTATTCAGCTTCAGTGAGTTGCATTGGGTGGCGGCAAGGTGTGTCTTTTGTCAAAGACATAGAATTGGACGAAGAAGTCTTTCTACGGAGCGAGCCGTCCATGGTCTTTTTCCACTTTCGAGCATGGATACATACATTTTGCTGACACCCATGATTTTAGCGGCCCCTTCTTGTGATAGGTTGAGGTGTTCTCTGAATCTTTTGAGCACATTAGTAAGGTTTCGGCTAGCGTGTTGAGCTAACTGCTCCAGTGAAGCAAGTTTATCCATTGCTTCTTGGAAGTCATCGCGAATTTTTGCCCATTCTTGTTCTTTTTCATCATTCATAATCGTCTGCTTTTTGTCTTGATAAGAGATTTGAGTCATAAAGCTGCGGGTTATTTAGGTATGGTTTATTGGAGCGAATCATATTGCGAAGCTGAACCTCAACCGATTCTGAGGTAAATTTTCTCAACATGCTTTGGACCTGTTTAATATCTTGCTCAGCTTGTTCTGGTGTCCACGCCCATTTATCACCCTCTGTTCTGATGCGAGAACGTAGCGCCATACGAACTCTCCAGTCGAAACAATCCTGTAGCGCCTCAACAATACACATTGGAAGTGATGTTGGTATCTCAACTTTTTTTGCCGCTGTCGCCTCGGCTTTTAACTGCGTTTTCCAAGGTGGTTCATCCAATCCTTGATCTTCATCCTTGATTTTTGGAGCATGGCGAAAAATCTGTTTTTCCGAGAAAAAAGCAATAAATGGTTCTTGTTCATGTGGGTGAGTTGGCGCTCCCCACCACTTAACTATCGCATGCCAAACATTTTTATGAGCTGGACAGTGACGGCTCAAAACACCGTACTGCCTTTGCATGAATTGGCTTAGCAGTATTGCTGTTCCTCCTGGCATCCAAATGGCGTTATCGGAACCAAGTTGTTTTACATCGACACGGCTAAAGTCAGCACCATCGCCAGCTACATCGTTAATTTTCTCAAGCTCCCAATCCACTACACCAGCCTTGTCAGCCAAGCATTCAAGAACGATAAGGAATGCCCGATGTCTAAACGATAAGCAGGCAAAGTCTTGATCTCTCCATCGGTTTGCGTCCAGCATGATATTGCGAGATGGTTTTTTCACGCTGAAAGATACACAATCTTGTTTATTTGTAAACTAATTTATTTACGAAATCATTACCCTAGCTGATTAGGGTAATTCTGGTTGTTTGCTATTACCCTATATTGCTAGGGTAACTCTCATAATTGAGAAAACTCACTCCACCTCCCAAAGTCTGGCATCAGAACCGCATAGCCCCATACTATTCAGCTTTGTTAAGTTTCGCCGCACACTCCGCATATCCAACAATATCCAGCAGCGTGTCTGGCTTATCGCTCGTCACCCATCGGCTGATCTTCAATAGGATCATCATAGCTGCTACGTCCTTTGGTGTGATCTCAACCCCCTTGTAGGCGCTCCAGAACTTGGCAATACGCTCAAAGCTCTTTTGGCTGTCGCCGTAGTCCTTGCCGCGCTCATCAACGATCTGCTTTGCAGCGTCCAGGAGCGATTGTGGACATTCGGTTGGTGTTTCGGTATTCATGATCATTGCTTGTTTTTATTCTTTGAACCAGACTTCCTACCTTTTGGCAAACAGCCACATGACTGCACACTGCCAGATGTGAGGTTTTGGTAATACACTTCAGTCTTGTTGCCGCATTCGCACTGGCATAGCCACCTGCTGTTGCCATGGGTATTGCGAGACACGATACCGATGACAATCAAGCTACCGAAGGTTTCGTTGATGAGTGATTTTGGTGAGCGTCCCATTGGAATATTGGTAAGTTTTCAATACGCCCACTTGGCATCACCCAATATTTCGTCCGAATCTGACCACCATTCATCCCATTGAGAGTTCGTAGCTACGCTCCAATCAGGGATTGTTGCGGCTGCGTCTCTGCCCGTCAGTGATACGGGTAACCATTTGATGCGGTTGTTCGGGTAGATGGCAATTTGCCCGTTGGAGAGTTTGATGACATTTCCCTCTTTGTGCTCCTCAAGTAGCTCAGAATCACCCACGTCCAGCAGGCCAGATGATTGCCCTTCTGGTAGATGGTCGATAGTGAACCAGTAGTGGCCTCCTATCGGTGCCATACCTTTACCTAGATTAACCAGCACGGGCACGTCGCTTAGCTGATCCTTGCGCCAGAGTTCAATGGAACCGGAGAGGCACTCCCACATCTGAACCTTGTGCAGTGGCAACGGCTTGTGATCATCTTCTGGTTCATACCAATAGATGCACTGCGGCGGAATTTTATCGAAGCAAGCGGCATATTTCTCGATCCATGCCTGGAAGCAGAATGGACGGTTACGCATCGCTCGCACAGAGACTAGCCACGCTGTTTCGTATTCGTCTGCTGGACCACCGAAGGCATCGCATCGGATGTAGATTTTTGTTTTGGGGAGATTGATGTTTCTCATATTTTACCAGAGGTTGAGGGTTTTACCGAAGGCTTCGGCGCGTTGGGCTGCGGTTGCATGCCAGATCCATCCAACATGATCCATTACAGATGCGAGTTGATTGTCGTATTCCGTCCACAGCTGAGGGTCGCCCATTGTGTCTTCCGCATCGTGCATTGAATTTAAATCATTGAAGTAGTCGGGTAAAGGATCAAGCGGGATAGAATCCAGGTCAGCAATCGGGCAAGCGTTCACTCGATCCGAGTATGGCTCAGTCCTCCATGGGGCGTAACCAACAAGAAACTGTTCGGAGATTCCACGCCACCCGCACGCTTCCGCGATGGCGATTCGTTTTTGTTCAGGTGTCATATTCAGTGAGGTAAATCTGCCACCAAGATGAGGTGGATGCAAATGGTATGAGATATTATTTAGCTGACCTGAGCACGCAGCCACAGCGCCATCTCATCTTTGAGAGCGATCTTAACGTAGAAATCCGTTGGTTTCTGGCCCCTGTAGGTGAGTCCCTTTTTGCGGCAACGAGCGATACAGCGCCACAGACGTTGATCGTTGAGGGTTAGCTGCTTTGCCACATCCACCACCACTGGACGCTTCGAGTCTGCCAACAAGGATTCTAGCTCAGCCAGATCGCCAATAGGAACTTCAACAGCAATTGGGCTTTCCTGCTTCACATCCACAGCTTTGCCACGCAGCAGATCGGTGCGCAGGCATCCGCATGATAGCGACTTACCCGTTGTGAGAGCAGTGTAGAATACCCGCTCCTTGATGCGTCCACAGTCGCACTGGCACTTCCACACGGTAGAGCCTTTCTTACCCGTTGGAACGTGAGCTAAGACAGTCCAGCGACCAAAGCGTTGTCCTGTAAGGTTCTTGAAGTTGAAATGGAAGGAGGGCATTCCCAACTGTAGCCACACAAACGGACAGGATCAAATGATATAAGATATAATTTAGAGGGAGAAATTTTGGGAGCGAAAATGGGAATTAAGACCCCTGGGTGGGTGTTGAAGAAAAAGAAGACCACCGTGGGGGGGGTAATGGTAGAAGATATTTATGTGGGAAACTCCTGTGTGGAGAGTGAATCTACGCTATGAATGGGCCGCCTGCCCCGCCCCGCCTACCGGACCCGCCCCGTGGCCTGCGCTGCCCCGCTGCCCTGGCCACCGCCCCGCACCGCTACCAGTGCCAGCCTTGGCGCTCGATAGGATACCAGCATCCCCTTGGCACGCCGGAACGGTGGTGAAAACGGGAGGTTAGTTTATAACCACATACTACAGCGAGCACATAAAATTCAATGTCATTGATACTCAACGCATTACACATCATGCACCTTGTCAGTCTCAACAACGGGGTCAAAATGAGGGGAAAAATCCATCGGTTGAGATGAGAGCACGTTCACTTGAACAGCTTGGGCTTGGTCCATGCCCGACGCCTTGGCCACGATGTCCATCAGGGCCTTAACATCTTGCCAGCTTTGCACGTCAGGCGGAGCTGCATTCGCTTGCTTTAGCCCTTTACCTGCGATTTGAAGGGCTAGCAGTCGATTCTGCTCTCCTAGCTTGGAGATCGAGTCCGACACCGTCAAGGCTAGTTTCTGCGCAACTGTGGGCGTGCCGGATGAAC